ATAAACAGGGCGAACTATTCTTTCTGGCGAAATAATATTTATGATTTCTCAGATGAGTCCGTGACTGCAAGTTCCTCCACAATTCAGGCAGCGATGCGCACTTTGTATCTATCGTGCAAAAGCGGTAGTTCAAGATCGGAAGCACCTGACTTTTCTGTAGCTGGAACGACTTACTTCGAGTATTTCTGGGATTCACTCACAACAATCCAACGCATCACCCGTGATGACACTGGCAATGCAGGATTTGACTCCCTCAAATTCCGCAATGCTGATGTATTCCATGATGAAGATTGCAGTTCGACCAGAATGTATATGCTGAACACGCAATATATTTTCTGGCGTCCACATCGTAATCGCAACATGGTCCCGTTGGAGCGTAAGGGTGCTATCAATCAGGATGCGACTGTCGTGCCTATCGTCTGGGCCGGTAATATGACAATGAGCAATGCCGCCCGTCAGGGCGTCATATTGGCGTAGGAGGTTGATATGGCTTATATTTTAGGCATCTTGGCCACCGAAACGTCTACGACAGACGATCATGGCCTTGGGACTATCGGATATAATGTAACATCTGATGGAATCAAAAAGTTCAAGTGGATGAAATACGACACAGGTGCTGGTAGTGTGGCGGCTGTATCTGGGCAAGTAGCGTACTACTACACGCTTGACGGATACAAAAATCACACTTGTAGTTCCGATCTATCTGACTCCGTTGAGATCGGAGCAGGCGTGTGTCAATCCGCTCCTGGTGATGGTGAGTATGCTTGGTTCCAGATTGGTGGCCCAGCAACACTCGCACTCGCTTTAACTGCTGGCGCAGATGGTGATCCTCTCACACCAACTGGTGCTGGCGCAGATGGCACGTTAGACGTTTCCGCTGCGGTAACGGATAACATATGTGCAATAGCAGGCGATATTTCCGATAAGGAAGTTGTCTGCACATTCCCTGAGTAAAGGGATAGGGGAGAGTGTGGCTTTCGAGTGGCCTCCCGACACTCTCCCCGTTTTTCTCACAACCAAGGAGAATAGGAATGTATGATTCCGAAACAGGCATGGATTTCGTTGTCGATACGAAGGATTCATGTCGCCCATTGTTTCGTTATGAACCGAAGCAGAATAAAGCAAAATCGCTTTCAGAAGGGCGACCTATATTTGAGCAAAGAGCATACGTTCAGATATTAAGCCCAGGCGATACGAAAAATATTATTGATACTCCTGTATCGGATGAGCATAAAAAGCGTTGGCCTGATCAATGGGAAGCATTCTTGAAGGGAACCGCACAACCTGTAGATGGAACTCCTATTAGTGAATGGCCGAGATTAAACGTGGCACAAGTTAAGGAAATGCAAGCTATCAATATTTTCACAATCGAACAGCTTGCAGAGTTATCGGATAATGCAGCGCAGGGAGCGATGGGACTTGCTACGCTGAAAAACCATGCTCAAGCCCACTTATCGAAAAGCAAAGATGATGGGGTTATCTATGAAGCTCTGGACAAAGTTGACAAATTGACCGAGCAAATGGAAGCATTAACAGAAGAAAACAAACTTTTGAGGGCGCAGATGGAAATGCAGATGAAAACCAAACGAAAGAAAAAGATAGATGTCTCTACTGACGATATCCCAAGCGGTAGCGGATGAACTAGGCGTTATCCAGCCGTCTACGATCATCTCGAATACGGAGGCTACGGCTGTCCGTTTGTTTTCGGTAATGCAAGCAGGCGCAAAATGGCTGCGGGATAACTACGATTGGGCTGTATTAACTAACGAACATACCTTTACGTCTGCAGCAAACACGGCAGCCTATGCGTTGCCGTCAGGATTTGAAAGAATAATCCCCGGCTCTCTCTGGGACAGAACAAACAATATGGAAATGATCGGTCCTTTGACTCCTGCACAATGGCAGTATTTCAAGGGAGCGATAACCTCTGATCTGGGACTACAAGTCCGATGGCGATTGACTCCTAGCGGTTCGGCAGGAAGTACGCCCCAAAATACTCTTAAAATAGAACTGGAAAATCCTGCGGCGGCTACTATAGCGTTTCAGTATATCTCTAATCTCTGGTGTGCAGATGCTTCTGGTGGGCTGCAATCGAATTGGGAAGCTGACACAGATGTTCCTATTTTAGATGAGGATTTATTACTTAGAGAAGCATGGTGGCGAGCATTAAGGGCTTTCGGTTTTCCGTTTGAACAACAAAAGGCGGATTCGAGAAGCTGGTGCAGCCACGTTTTCGCCAGGGAAAGAGGCGGCGGTCCCAAGATCAATATGGCTCCTGAAGCTGAGACATTCTCTGTCAATCTACCTGATACGGGGTATGGCAGCTAATGGTTGCACAAACCATCCCTGCTCCGATAGGAGGTTGGAACAAGCGGGATGCGCTGGACATCATGCCGCCACAGGATGCGGTTACGCTTGACAACTGGTTTCCTGGCACTGGAAAAGTTGTTCTCAGAAGAGGTTATTCCAATCATGTAACCTCGGGCATAGGGTCAAGCAACGTCGATACATTAGTCGAATATAATGCAGGAACTGTCAGAAAGTTACTCGCAGGAGCCAATGGCAATATTTACGATGTTAGCTCTACGACAGCATCGTCATTGAAAAGCGGTCTCTCTGCAAACAGATGGGAGACTGTAAACTTTAACGGTTCGATGGGATGGGTAAATGGAACTGATACACCTCTTGCTTTTGATGGTTCAAGTTTTTCTAATATGACGGTATCCGGTACTGGTTTAACAGTAACGGATTTGCGCGGAATTATGGTTCATCAATCGCATACTTTTTTCTGGGAAAATAACTCTCAGGATTTCTGGTATTCTGCGGTTAATACGTTGGGCGGTAGTTTAACGAAATTCCCTCTTTCCAGAGTAGGTGCATTCGGCGGTAATATCGTTTGTGCTGGTTCGTGGAATGTAGCAGGAGGTTCGGAAGATTGGGTTGGTGGCGGCATAGGAAACGATCTCGCCGTTTTCGTAATGTCCTCCGGTGATACAGTTGTCTACGAAGGCGATAATCCTGCATCGAACTGGAATCTGGCAGGCGTGTATAGAATTCCTGATCCGTTAGACATACGAGCAATTGCCAAGGTAGGAAGTGATTTGATCGTAGCTACAAAAGGCGGCGTGATTTCAATGGCTGCGGTAGCTTCTGCAGGACAGCTAGAGCAAAAGGGTGTTATCAGCGACAAGATAAACCCCGCCTTGATTGCAAAAAATGATCTGACAGACCCAGGCTGGCAATTAATTTACCATCCGACCTATACGCAGGGACGATTGTTATTATTGAATTTGCCGAACAGTACATTGGACTTCGATCAATATGCGATGAATGCCGACACGTTAAGCTGGGCGCGATTTGTAGACATGAATGCCAGATGCTGGGGTAGATATAATGAAGGAATATATTTCGGAACGACAGACGGGAAGATAATGAAGGCAGATGATGGCAATGCTGATATTTCAACGAACATTGCTGGAGATGCCGAGACTGCCTATAATTACTTCGATGCTAGAGGAATATTAAAACGCTGTTCTGCGCTACGCCCTGTATTTCAAAGTACAGGCTCCATCAATGTGTCGATTGCACCGCAATTCGACTTTCAGCGCAGGGGCATTCCTTCCACAGAACTCAACTTATTAGAAGCGGGAGATACCTGGGAGAATATAACGACTGATTGGGACGATTGGGAAACCGATTGGGAATATGCACTGTCAAGTGTAGTTGCAAAATGGATTGCATCTACAGGAGTTGGCTATGCAATTGGGGCAAGACTAAGGGTTTCAACATCAGACGATATCGAATGGCATTCTCTCACTTATCAACTGGAGCCAGGACAAGGAATTTTCTAAATGGCAGCCCTTACAGGTCAAAAACCAAAAGATACTTATAAAGATTTATTGCAAGTCTCAAATTCCAATGATGGAATTGATAGCACGTTGCGTCTTGTTTCTGACGGCGGCGGAACAGATTCAGTCTTAAAGCTTTCCACTACTGCAGTCACAGTTGCGGCAGATATTACCGTGACAGGAACAGTTCTAGTGACAGGAGACACAGCGGCTGGCGATGATGCTGCTATAGGTTATACGAGTGCAGAGGGAATTATCATAACGGGGCAAGGCTCCACATCTGATGTCACCATAAAGAATGATGCGGATGCGGCAGTTCTGACTATCGCTACTGGTACGACAAACGTCGATATTGTCGGAGATGTGACTGCTTCGACTATAAATGCTGATGGAGATACCGCTGCAAGCGATAACGCTGCAATAGGGTATACGTCAGCGGAAGGGATTATTATTACCGGACAAGGTTCCACTAATGACATAACTGTGAAAAACGACGCCGATGCAGACGTACTGGTTGTTGCTACAGGTACGACGAACGTCGATATTGTTGGGGATGCTACAGCCGCTACATTTAAGCCGGATGGAGACACCGCTGCTAGTGATACCGCCGCCATAGGATATACTTCTGCTGAAGGTATTATTGTTACCGGACAGGGTTCAACCAATGATGTAACTATCAAAAATGATGCCGATGCAGATGTTCTGGTTATTCCTACAGGAACAACAAATGTAGACATCGTAGGGGTTGCGACTGCCGCTACTTTCGAGCCAGACGGTGATACAGCCGCCTCAGATAATGCTGCCATTGGGTATACTTCTGCCGAGGGAATAATAATCACAGGCCAAGGTTCAACTAACGATGTTACGATCAAGAATGACGCAGATGCAGATGTAATTACGATCCCAACAGGGACGACAGGCGTAACAATTGCTGGTGATCTCACGATATCTGGCGATGATTTAATTATGGGAACCAATACCAGTGGTGCTGCGCTGATTGCTGATGGTACAAATTTCAATCCAGTAGTGATTTCAGGTGATGCGGCAATTGCAACCAATGGTGCGCTCACGATTGCGGATAATGCAGTTTCGCTCGCTAAAATGGCCGGTTTAGCTAGAGGCAAAATAATATACGGCGATAGTTCTGGCGATCCCGCTGCACTAGCAGTCGGCTCGGCAAGTAATGTTCTACAAACAGATGGCACTGATGTTTCATGGAGTACCGTTGCCACAGCAGGAGTAGCAGACAATGCTATAACGCTTGCGAAGATGGCGGGTTTAGCCAGAGGCAAAATAATTTATGGTGATTCGAGCGGTGATCCAGCGGCATTAACTGTAGGTTCCGCGAATTATTTTCTGAAAAGCGATGGAACTGATATTGCATGGGCTGCGGCAACATCAGCGGCTATTAGTTCTTACACCAATTCAGGAGATAACAGAGTTATCACATCTGTAGATAGTTCGACTGTTAATGGTGAAGCGAATTTATCTTTCGATGGTTCTGTTCTTGCAGTTACAGGAAACGTCACAGCCACAGGCACAGTTGAACCCGCTGGTGATACTGCTGCTGCTGATAATGCTGCTTTTGGTTACACCAGCGTGCTGGGGGCTATCATAACAGGTCAGGGCAGTACCAACGATGTGACCCTTGTAAATGATGCAGATGCTACAGTTCTTGGTATAGCTACAGGCACAACAAATGTAGACGTTGTTGGAGATTTAACCGCTTCAACTTTAAATGCCGATGGAGATACTGCTGCCGGAGATGATGCCGCGATTGGCTGGACTTCTGCGGAAGGAATCATAATAACAGGTCAGGGATCGACCAACGACGTAACTATAAAGAACGATGCAGATGCTGATGTTCTTACAATTCCCACAGGAACGACAAACGTATCGGTAGCTGGTAATGTGAGTCTTTCAGATGCAAGTTCTGTGGATATTTCAACCCCGTTACTTGCAGGAGCAGACCATACCTATACAGGTCTAACAGCACAAATGTTGGCTGGTGGAGCAATATCGGCATTTGATTTAGTTTGTATTCATACAACAACAGGGGAAGTGGTTGAGGCAGATGCGAGTGCATATGCTACTGCCAGAGTAATAGGTATTGCTCCTGCGGCTATCAGTGACACCGCTACTGGTACGATATTGTTACATGGATTTATTCGTGACGATACGTGGACATGGACTGCAGGGTCTACTCTTTATTTATCAGAAACGG